ACTGACGACGGCCCTTGAGCAGCCGCCCAGAATTTCATTGGAAGCCCGCTAATGTCTGTCCCATTATAGAACAGACGTTTCGCGAACTCCAACGTCTTTCCCGTGGCGACCAGTGATTTCTCAATTCCTATGGTGACACCGAGAGTCCGGCATAATGCCCGGTACTTACGGGCCACGCGGTCATCAGCAATGACGACGTCATCACCTAATACCGCGTACAGGACGAACCAACCCACAATACCCGCTCGGTGTGCGCTGTACTGCACCATTGCATGGTGTACAAGGGCAAGCATTCCCCAAGATGAGTATGCCCCCATGGGCTGACCGACCGCATAGCGAAGGAACCTAGGAACACCACACTCGCGTGCGATGCGCTTAGGTATCACGTACGGTCGACCAACCAATAGGTTAGTCCACGCCTTGGCGTACTCATGCCCAAATACTTGTGCCAATAACAGTTCCTGGATCACAATTGGGATCCGATCCGTTGCCGCCGACAGGTCATACGAGTAAATCGTAGAACCCGGTTGAACCTTCTTAAGTAGGGTTTTAACCGGCCGAAGCTGGTCAAAGGTCCCGTCTTGTGGTATCTCTTTCAAGACACCGAAGATCCAGTCGTGTAACGGTCGGAGGGCCCATTGTGACCAGATATCCATTAAAGCTACTACTCTGATCTTGCCAGCTGCTTCCGCTAAGAGGGCTAACCGTCCGCAGACAGTGTTGCCGTATCCGTGAGCGTTAGGGACAACTTCTACTCCTTCGAGCTCCTTATGACACGGATGTGTCAAGGGAACCCGAGTGAGAATGGGCTTGCCTCGAACGAGAGCACGGGCCAGCGGATAGAAATCCGCTGTATTTAGCAGCAATGTCCAAAAACTCTTAGTCGTCCCACACCCCCCCGGGATTAACCGGAGGTAGTCTAGGAGTATATTAGTCTTCAGACCAGTAAACCCGTCATCCACGCGAGCGTCGAAACGCTCAGCGCTTGGGATGCAGGTTTGCGTCCACCGCATTGCTGCGGAGAACCTGTGCGCATATGACGTAAGGGTGCCAGAGAGCAGTTTGGGAACAGGACGCTTAGCAAGTTTCAGCCCGTTGACCATGGAGGTTACCCTCGGGTCTTCGAAGCGATCCGCACTTACTGAAGAGATCACGAACGGCTCGGGCCTAGCTAGAGTCTCCAGGGGGAGATCTACCATAGGGTCCCCCACGTGATCGGCTACCAGAGGTAGGAACGTATTACGAACCCAAGAGGCCCAGTCCGACCGAAAAGCCTGAGAGATTTCTCTCCCGGGTTCTAGGATCGTACTGAAC